AAATGATGGACTATTACGAGGGCAGAACGGATGCAATGGAAAATTACACAATGATAACAAGCAGAGCGAACAATAAAGTCAATGTCAATATGGTTCAGCGGTTTGTAGGAGAAGAAGCTTCTTATTGTGTAGGTAATCCAGTGGGTTATTCAAGCAATAGTGATAATAAACAGATAACAGACGATATAAGGCTTAACCTAGCACATTGGAGCAGTAACCATAATAGAGAACTAGGAAAACAAGGATTAATATTTAACGAATCTTACGAATTATATTATATTGATATTAATGGTTTGTTTTCTTCAATAATTTTAACACCTAGAGACTCATATATTTTAACTGATGATTTTGGACAAATACAGTTGTGTATAAGATTTTATAATAAACAATTTGATGATGAAACACAATACGCTGATGTATACGAGGGCAAAGAAATTACACATTATACAGTAGATGGAACTGATTTTGTAGCTTTTGGAGGTACTGAAACAAATATATTTAGTAAAGTTCCAGTAGGTATATGTAAAATAGGTACTATTGCAGAAAGTATTTACAGTAATATAAAAGGCAGCCAAGATGGTTATGAAGTTGTGGCTAGTGACATAGTGAATGAAATTTCAGACTTTAGAAATGCTTATCTTAAATTAATAGGAACTACTATCGGTGATGAAGCTGGCGCAGCTGATGAAATGAAAAAGAATGGCATAATGGAATTACCTATCGGTGGTGATGCTTCGTGGATGATAAAACAAATTGATGACAGTGTTATTCAATCGACATTGACAACATTAAAAGAAAATATGTATGAACTAACAAGCCATATAAATCATAACGATAAACTCGCTAGTAATACATCAAGTCTAGCATTAAAAAATAGGCTTATAGGGTTATCACAGAAGTGTAGTACCAATATGAATGGGATAAAAGATTGTATTAAGACTAGATTACAATTCTTATTCGAGTATTTACTGATAATAGAATCAAAAGAATATGATTATAGGGATGTAAACATAAAATTAACTGCTTTAATTCCTAGCGACGATTTGCTTTCGTCACAAATTTTATCACAAAACCCTAATATCAGTAAAAAAACAGGTTACGGACTATATTCATTTATAGATAATCCTGAAAATGAAGCCAAACAACTTGAATTAGAACAAAGTCAAAATTCTATAGGTAATGATTTGCTAAATAGTGATGAAACAAAATAAAAGCCTACTATTTAGCAGACTTTAAAAATAATTCTATTGCTTTATCTAACAACTTAGAAATAGGTATTGATGTTTCTTTAGAATATTCTCTTAAACTTGTATAAAGTTCTTTATCAATTGCACTATTAGGAACTACTCTATTTTTAAGAATTGGTTTACTCATAAATATCACCTCAAATATATTATATATCTTTAATTAATAACTGTCAATTGACGGTCATGTATGATATAATAGTATTAAGGGGTTGATAGTTATGAAAACAAAAGTTTGTAACAAATGCAAACAAGAACTACCATTAACAATTGAGTATTTTCAAAAGGTTAAAATAAATAATGATGGATTTTGTGGCAAGTGTAAAAAGTGTGTTAAAATTTACACTCATCAATACCATAAATCAAATATAGAAAAAATTACTATCAATAATAAGAAGTATCGCAAAGAACATAAAGAAGAAATATCGGCTATAGGAAAACAGTACTATATTGAAAATAGAGAGTCAAAATTGCAGTACCAAACCGAATACGCTCAAAGCAATCAACAATCTGTAGCAGATTATCAAAAGCAATATAATATAGATAATAAAGAATATTTAAGCAATCAGCATAAGGAATATAGCAAGGGGTATTATATAATGAACAAGGAAAGTTTGGATAATAGCAATAAAATTTATTATCGATTGAATAGAGAAATGGTTTTAAATAGATGCAGACAATATTATTCAGACAATAGCGAATATGTAATTAAACGCTGTAATATATATCGTAAAAATAATAAAGAAAAATACATTACGATTGCGCAAAGAAGCAGAACCAGAAAACAAGGGTTATCATCAACTTTAACTAATAAGCAATGGGGAATTATTAAAAAAGACTTTAATAATAGATGTTGTTATTGCGGAGAAGAAAAACCTTTAGCAAGAGAGCATTTCCTAGCACTAAGTAAAAAGGGTGAATTTACAATAAATAATGTTCTCCCAAGTTGTTGTTCTTGCAATAGTTCAAAAGGAACTAAAGACTTCTTCATATGGTATCCTAAATACAAGTACTATGATAAAAAAAGAGAAGTTAAAATTCTTAAATACTTAAACTATAAAAATAATATTCAACAATTAACATTCGCTATTTAGTGGGTGTTTTTATTTTAAGGTGGTGATGAATATGAACAAACAATATAGAAAACAAATAGAACAAATAACACTAGATAATGAAGCTAACGCTAACAAAGATATGAAAGAGGTATACGAGGAACAAAAAAAGTCTTTAGATGCCATAGAGGTAATGCTAGGGGCTTTATTTATTAAATATTCAGTAAAGGGCTTTTTAAAAATGACACAGAAAGAAAAAAATAGCACAGGGTATAAAACTTTGTTAACTGGTATAGGCAAAGATTTAGGTAATAGCGAAGTTAAGATAATGACCGATATATTAATAAATAGTTATAAAGATACTTATTATAAACAGGCTTTTTTATTAGATGATGGATTAAAGATAGATTTAAAATTTAATATACTAAAAGATGAATTTATTCAATCGGCTATTAATCAAAAATTCGAGGGCGATATGTTCAGTGATAGAATTTGGAAACATAAAGCTGAATTAATAGACAAACTCAAAGATGGCTTAGAAAATACCATGAAAGGAAATACAACTATTGATAAAGTAGCACAAGATTTAAAAAAGAGTTTTAATACTACCGCTTATCAATCGCAGTTACTAGTTAATAATGAAATGGCTAAATTACAAAGTCAAGCATCAATAAAAATTGCTATCAATACAGGAATAAAAAAACATCAATGGAGCGCAACACTTGACACGAGTACAGAGCCAGAAGATGGCGCATTGGATGGCGAAACGTTCGATATTGATGATAGTTCGGCTCCTACTATACCTTTACATGTCGGTTGTAGGTGTGTATGGATTAATATTCCTTACGAGGGATGGAAAGCAAGTAACAGGAAAGATAATATCACTAAAGAGGTAATAGACTACACGACTTATAGCGAATGGGCAAAAGCAAAAGGAATAAAATAATAGTAGCATATTTTAAATTATATGGTAATATATATATTATGTAGGCGCACGAAGTGATTCGGCATTAAGACCTACCTTTTAAATAAGAGGTAGGGGGCAATTAATGAAGTATTGTAGAAACTGTAAACAAAACGTGCAACCAATTAAAAAGTTTTCGTGGGGAATGTTTATTTTATTCTTAGGAGTGTTTTATCTCATATATTATTTTTTATTAAAGAGAAAATCGTGTCCTATGTGTCATAGTAGAAATTTTACACGCAAAGAAAATACTAAAATCATAAAAGCAAAAATAAATAAACCAACATAGCATCCTAAACGGGGTGCTTTTTATATGTCCAAAAATAAAATGCGTCTTAGGTTTGTAAAAGTCTAAAGGGGCAAAAGGAGTATTAAATGGAATTATCAGAGGTACAAGAATATTTAACAACTAACAAGGATTCAGAGAGTGTAAAAACTTATTTAGATAGCTTTAAGGTACAACCTAGTTTAGAGGTATTCAAAAATAAGTTAAATGATTCAGATTTCAAAAGTTTTATGGATAGCGAGAAAGATAAACACTTAACTAAAGGAATTGAAACTTTTAAAACAAATAACTTAGATAGAATTTACACCGAAAGATTTAATGTAGAAAACCCAACCGCAGACCCGAAAGAAATAGCAAATAATAAAAAAATGGCTGATTTTGAAGCTAAAATAGCTAATATGGAAAAAGAGGGAATTAGAAAAGATTTAACGTCTAAAAGCCAAAAGATTGCAATAGAAAAGAAGTTACCTTTAGATTTAGTTGATTTCTTTATAGGTGAAAATGAAGAAATGACAGTTAAAAACCTTGATAAACTTGAAGCAATATTTGCAAGTCATGTAGAAACTTTAGTGACAGAAAGATTGAAGGGCGGCAGTTATACCCCACCGAAAGGCAACGGTAACATTGGTGGAAAAAATCCATTCGCAAAAGAAACTTTTAATTTAACAGAACAAGGTAAAATGTTTAAAGAAAATCCCGAACTAGCTAAGACTTTAATGGCAGCTAGTAATAAATAAAAAGGTGGTAATTATTAATGGTAAAAATTAGCGATATAATTGTTCCAGAGGTATTCAATTCATACTTAGTACAAGAGGTCAACAGATTAGATACATTTGTAGCAGCGGGTATAATCGAGACTGATTCATCCTTAGATGCTTTAGCAACAAGCGGTGGACTAATGATTCAAATGCCTTATTTCAATGACCTTACTGGTGATAGCGAAGAACTATCAGACAGTGTTTCGCTCACAGTTGGTGGAATCACTACTGGACAAGACGCAGCAAGACTACAAATGAGAGGTAAAGCATGGGGAGCAAACGAACTCGCAGCAGCATTAAGTGGAGCAGACCCTATGGCAGTAATTGCTTCAAAGGTTGCTAAATTTTGGGTTGGAGAAAGAAGTAAAATATTATTTAAGTCTTTAGCTGGAATAGAAACAACTGCAAACGCAAACGTACATGATATATCTGCTTTAGTTGGTGACTTGGCGGTTATTAGTGCAAGTACTGTAATTGATGCAAAACAAAAACTAGGCGACAACGCAAGCAAATTAGTTGCAATAGGAATGCATTCAGCTACTTATAGCAAACTACAAAAAGATAACTTAATTGTTTATTTGACTTCAAGTGATGGGTTAGTTAACATTCCAACTTACCTAGGATATAAAGTTGTTGTTGACGATACTTGCCCGGTAGCTGGCGGTGTTTATACTAGTTACTTGTTTGGTGGTGGTGTATTTGGTTTAGGAAATGGAGCGGCACCTACACCAACAGAGGTTGACAGAGATTCATTGGCTGGAGAAGATATATTAATTAACAGACAACACTTCATTCTTCATCCAAGAGGTATTAAATGGACAGAAGTTGCGGTTGCTGGCAAAACTCCTACACTTGCAGAACTTGCGACTGCTACAAATTGGAGTAAAGTTTACGATACTAAAAATATAAAATTAGTAATATTCAAGCATAAAATAGCATAAAAAAATAAGTCTACTATTTATTTAGTAGACTTTAAATATTCTTCAATTGCCTTATCTAATAATTTTGATATAGGTATACCACTTTCAAGCGAGTATGCTTTTAGTTTATTAAGTATTATTGTATCAATTGCATTAGACATTGGAGTTCTATTCTTTAAATCTTTGTTAGCCATATTATCACCTCAAATATATTATACATTATTAAAATAGTCCTTGCAAGTCCTTGGACTAAATGTTATAATATATACAAGGGGTTGATAATTATGGAAACAAAGATATGTACGCAATGTAGGGAAGAAAAAACAATAGATATGTATTGTAAAACACATACCACAAAAGGTGGTTACAAAGCTGCTTGTAAAAGTTGCACTGCAAAATATGACAAACAACACCATATAGATAATTTACAAAGAGACAGAAAATATCACCAGGTATATTATAAAAATAATATAGAAAAAGAAAAAGCTAGCCATAAAAATTATAGAACACAAAATGTTGATAAAATAAAAATAAGTTCTAGAAAATATTATGAAGATAATATAGAAAAAACTAGGTTATACGGACAAAGATATAGAAAAGAAAATCCTGAAAAAGCTTGCATAAAAGCACATAACTATAGGGCGAAAAAATCTATGTTACCTCATACACTAACTATTGAACAATGGGAAAGTATTAAATTATCTTTTGATAACTCATGTGCCTACTGTGGTAAAAAAATGTTTTTAACTCAAGAACATTTCATTGCATTAAATAAAGGCGGAGAGTATACAACCAATAATATTATTCCTAGTTGCCAATCGTGTAATTGCAGTAAAATAGATAGAGATTTCTTTGAATGGTATCCAAAACAAAAATATTTTTCAAAGAAAAGAGAAGTAAAAATCCTAAAATATCTAAACTATAAAAATAATACTCAACAGTTAATGTTTGATATTAAAGGAGTGGTTTAGATGAACCATTACGTATATGAAATAACAAATAATATAAATGGCAAGAAATATATAGGCAAAAGAAGTTGTGGTTGTACTATTGCAAAGGATTTATATATGGGAAGTGGCATCTTAATCAAAAAAGCATTAATAAAATATGGGGTAGAAAACTTTACTAAAAATATATTACTTGAATGTATAAGTGAAGATGAAGCATATAAAAAAGAGTTTGAAGCTATTGAGGGTGTTAAGGCTTATAATAACTCTATGTATTATAACCTTAGAGGCGGGGGGAAAGGTGGTGTTTGCGTTGAATTTCTCTCCAATGAAACTAGAAAAAGAATAAGAGAATCACACTGGTCAAAGCGTGGCTACACAAGTTATATGAAAGGAAAACACCATTCCGAAAAAACTAAACTTAGGATAATCATGGCTAAGGAAGGCACAAATGCAGGCATAAACAATCCCTTTTATGGTAAGTGTCAAACAATAGAAGTTAAGAAGGCAATGAGTGAATCACATAAATGTATTCCTACAAATAAACATCCTATGTACGGCAAACACCATAGTGATGAAACTAAAAAAATAATGAGTGAACTTAAAAAGGGAAAGCATTTGTATATAGAACATAACCTGAATGTAGCAAAGGCAAGAATGATTAGTGTAATATGTTTGAATAATGGCGAGACTTTTAAATCAATGAAAGATGCTTGTGACTACGTTGGATTGTCAACAGCAACACATATTACCGCTTGTTGTAAATATAAACTAAAGTCAGCAGGCAAGATAAATGGTAAACCCGCTAAATGGATGTATTTAGAAGAATATAACAAACAACAACTAGCACTTACTATTTAGTAGGTGTTTTTATTATGTAAGGAGGTACGTATTATGGGATTAGCTTCATTCAACAAGGCTAGAAAACAATTAGCAGATAAAAAGAAACTTGAAACTAGAAAAGTTGACAAGAAAAAAGAAGATAAAAAGCATGGTGATAAATAATGATATTAGATGATCTAAATATATTATTAGGTGATGATGATATAGTATTGACCTTATATATCCGCAAGGCAGTAACTTCAATTAACAATTACCTAAAAACTACAATAGCAGAAGAAGATTATCCAGATGCAATAATCGAATTTGTAACAATAGCATATAACAAAAGAGGTAATGAGGGCATGAAACAATTTTCACAAGGCTCATTGAGTGGTACTTACATTGACGATATACCACCAAGTGTTAAAAGCCTATTACCATTACCCAAGTTACTTATGAGAGGTTAGAGGGGGTATTTGAGTGCTTAAAAACGATACTATAACTTTAACTAATCAAGGGGTTGGAACACAAGATATTTATGGTAATTATATCCCAGGTGTAAGTGTTACAAAAAGCATGAGAGTTAATGTTCAGCCTTATTCAAGGGAACTTTTACTTAAAGCATATGGTTACGATATAGAGGTTACTAAAAGGGTTATGTGTGAGGTAGATACAGATATAAAAGAGGGTAGCATTATAACTTACAAGGGCATAGATTATGAAGTTAAAAAAATACCCTGGGATATAGGACACATGGAGGTTTTTTGTCATGAGTTATACTAGCCATTTGTCAGATGTGTTAAAAGTTATGAAAGATAACAAAAGAGAGTTTAGTAAAAAAGTTGGGGTTCTTTGCGTGGCGGAAGTTCAAAGCGTTACACCTGTATTAAGTAGTAACCTTAAAAGAAGTATCGTGAGCGAGGTTATGCCAAACAATAAGGGTGTTTATGTTGGGGCAAATGTAAATGCGCCTTATGCTATATTTGTTGAAAAGGGAACTAGCAAGCAACAGGCTCAACCATACCTTGAAAAAGGTGTGACTAATGCTATACCAAAGATTATAGATGTAGCAGAAGATTTATATAGTAGATTAGGGAGGGAATAGAATATGTTAGACGTGTATGCTTTAATTTACTCTAAACTATCTACTTTAAACATCCCAACATTTCCTGACATTTATCCAAAGTCATTAGCAAACAATAAAGTCTATCCTTATATAGTGTTTAGTTTTCCTACAGTTTTTGAAAACAATTATGCAGACTTAAATCAAATGCAAATAGATGTATGGAGCAACACAAGTAATAATGTAGAAGTTGAAACTATTACTAAAAGTGTAGATGATTTATTAAAGGATTATAAGCAACTTACAGACAATTATTACGTTAGAATTTATAGGGAAAAGCCTTATAGATTGAAATTAGACGAAATAGAAGTACAGAGAAGACAGTTAAGATATATAGTAAAAATATTTAGGAGGTAATTAGATGGATAAAACAATAGGATATAATGAAAATACCGCAAAAAATCTTCTCATTGATGCTGGCGCAGTCTGGTTGGACTATAACCTACCAACCGAGAGAATACTTTCAGCAACTAGCGGTGGTAATGAAGTTACAATTGATGTAAAAACAAGAATGGTAAAAGTTGATGGTATAAAATCCGAAAACATAAAAGGATTAAAGTATTTTGTTTCGGGTGATGCAAAAATGAAAGTTAATTTACTTGAAGTCACTACAGAAATACTAAAAATGGCTTTAATAAGTGCTGATGTTGATAGTGACACAGATACAAATTATGATATTATAACAGGTAGAACGGAAATACTAGAAAGTGATTATATTTCAAATATTGCACTTGTTGGAACTATAAGCGGTACAGGAGTTCCAGTAATAGTAATTTTACAGAATGTTTTATCTGATGGCGGGTTGTCAATGAAGACCGAAGACGATAATGACAATGTATTACCAGTAGAATTTATAGCACATCAAAATCCACTTACACCAAAAGTATTACCTTATATAATTAGATACCCTAAACCTAGCGTAGCAACACTCTTATATGTAGTTGGTAATCCTATTGTAGATAGTGGAGAAATACGCATAGACTTTAATGCAGACGTAGTTTCGCCAGTACCATTTACAGGATTTACAGTATTAGTTGATACAGTAGCAAATGCAGTAACCGCAGCTACTAGAAATGTTAATGATTTAAGTATAGTTAACTTAACACTCACTACACCACCTACGAGCGGTCAAGTGGTAACAGTGGCATATACTAAGTCAGTAACAGTTGAAGAACAAGTAACCGCAGTAACAGGTGGAACACTAGCAACATTTGGATCAGATACAGTAACAAATAACTAAAACATAAGCATCCTTAGGGGTGCTTTTATATTGGAGGTTTTTATTAATGATTAGTACAGAAAAAGCGTTTGATATGTTGCCAGTAGTGGTTGACCTATACGACAAACTTGATATTGATAAATATAGAGAAGAAATAAAAGGAAAAATAGAGGGACAAAGCAAGATGACCGCTGGTATTAACATGATTAAATATATATTAAAAAATAGTAAGTTGGTAAAAGAAGAAGTTTTGGGAATAGTAGCAATATTTAACGAACAGGAAATCGAAGAAGTAAGAAAACAAAGCTTCATGTTAACGATAAATACATTTAAAGCCATATTTATGGATAAGGAAACACTAGGTTTTTTAACACAAGCTATGCAATCGGATATACAAGAGTAATTTACTTATTACATAGCGATTATGGAATTAATCCTAATACAAAAATAAAATTAAATATGATAACTAAATTATTAATAGATGCTCAAATGCGAAGTATCGAAGATAAGTTATGGCAACAATGGCTAGTTAAATATCAAAATATGGATAAAAGTAACTTTATGAGTTTTGATAAATTTAAAGAGTTAACTTTTAAGCCTGAAAAAGCTATTGATAATAACAAATTAACTAGCGAAGAAGCAATAGAAAAAGCGATTGAAATTAGAAATCTCGATAAGGAGGTGGAATAATTGCAAATTTTTGAAATGATGGGATCGGTGATTCTGAACGATCAAGGAGTAAATGAAAGATTAGAGGGAATTGATAACAGAGCGCAAAGAACACACAAAACATTTATGAGCGGAATTGGTACTGCTGCAAAGTGGGGCGGTGCTATTGTATTGGCGGCGGGTGCTGCTGCTGTAAGTTTGGGCGGATTAGCAACAGGCGCAGCGGTTAAATTTGAGAAACAAATGGCAAATGTAGCAACTTTACTTGATGGAGACGTTAAAACTAAAATAGGTAATATGGGTGATGCAGTCAAGAAACTATCAACAGACACAGGAACGTCAACCGAATTGTTAACAGATGGATTGTATCAAGTTGTTTCAGCATTTGGTGAGACAGATGATGCTATGAAGATACTAGAAATAAGTACAAAAGGCGCAAGTGCTGGAAATGCAACAGTAACGGATTCAGTTAATCTTTTAAGCGCGGTTACTAAAGGTTACGGAGACACAAGCGCAAAGGCGGCACAACAAACTTCTGATTTAGCTTTTCTTACAGTTAAATTAGGTCAAACAACTTTTCCAGAACTGGCATCAAGTATGGGAAAAGTAATACCTTTAGCGGGTGCATTAACAGTTAAACAGGAACAATTATTTGGTGCAATGGCAACTTTAACAGGAGTAACAGGCAATACCGCAGAGGTAAGCACACAACTTAGGGGAGTAATGCAAGGACTATTAAAACCCTCGGATAGTATGACAACAGCACTTAAAAAGATGGGTTTTGAAAGTGGTAAATCTGCTATAGAAAGTTTAGGACTACAAGGAACATTAGAGGGATTAAAAGAAACTGTAAAAGGTAATGATACAGAATTATTAAATATGTTTGGTAGTGTAGAAGCTGGGGGCGCAGTATTAGCATTAACAGGCGCACAGGCTGACAACTTTTCAACTAAGACTAAGGCAATGGGCGAAGCGGTAGGAGCAACAGAAGCAGCGTTTAAAACTCAACAAGCTACAGTATCAGCAATGATGGAGAAAATGAAAGCTTCTTTTGATGTAGTAATGATAACATTAGGTGAGAAACTATTACCACAATTTAATAGATTTTTAACATGGATTATTGCACATATGCCACAGATACAAAGTTTTATAGATAAAGCAATGCAAGTTGCTGGTGTAGCTTTTAAATTTGTTGGTGATTTTATAACTAATACTTTAATTCCAGCATTTAAAGCAATTTGGGAATGGATTCAGCCATATATGCCAATTATAAAAGATGCAATTAAACGTAATTTCGACATAACAATGGCTATATTTAAAGGCATAAGTGATTTTGTAAGAAATTATTTAGTACCAACGTTCAATTTTATGAAAGATATATTTAATAAGAATTTCCCTATTATAAAAAATGCAGTAATGCAAGCATATAACTACATAAAGCCTAGTTTTGACAGATTAGTAGACACAGTTAAAACCGATTTAATGCCTATTATCATGGGGTTGTGGGGAACTGTAAAAAAAGCAATGCCAGGGATTAAAGCTATATTTGAATTGGTATTCCCTTTGATTGTAGTGGCGGTTAAGTTAGCAATAGATATAATCGCGGATGTTATAAAAGTTGTAAAAGGAATGTATTATTTTATAAAGCCTAGCCTAGATTTAGTTGCAGATTTATTTAGTACGGTATTCGGTGGGATAACAAAAGTAATACAAAAAGCAAAAGGTATACTAGACTGGTTTAACGGGACGGATATAGAGGATAAAGATGCAACAGTAACAACTAACTATAAAACAACAGGGGTTAAGCAAAGTTCAACGCGCGGTAGTTATGCAGTAGGTTCGAGATATATTCCTTTTGACCAAGTTGCAAATATACATGAGGGTGAAATGATTATACCTAAGAGTGAAAATCCTTATGCTAATAGTGGCGGGAATATATTACCTAATACCGATACTACAAAACAACCAATAACATTACAGTTAGTATTAGGCAATGGGAAAGCAGTAGCAGAATATTTGATAGATGATATAAACAAACTTATAGGGAATACAAATTTAGTTGCTGGGAGGAATAACGGATTATGATAGGAATTACTTTTAACAATAAACATTCCTTTAAGGACTTTAATTTAATTCTAAATAGTAAAGAACTTTCAACACCAAGCAAGAAAAAAATCAAAAGTGGAGTACCTGGGATGAACAGTCTCTATGATTTTAGTACAGTAGCAAGCGGTGGCGAAATAGTATATAACCAAAGAAGTTTAAAATATAATTTTACTTTAATTTGTAATAGCAAAGCACAATTACACGCACAATTAAGCG